CCGTCCAGCAGGTTCAATTCCCCCGCGCTGCTAGTGACACCATCAAGGATATTCAACTCGGCAGCGGTGCTTGTCACACCGTCGAGGATGTTCAGTTCCGCCGCCGTGCTGGTTACAGCCACGCCGCTGACTTGCCAGCCAACGAGATTCGGAGCAATCGCCGTGGTGCCGTCAAGCAGACCGTCAACCGAATCCCAATTGGTGTTGGTTTTCGTGCCCCAAGTATCCTCAGACGCACCAACTTCCGGCTTGGTCAGGCTGTAGGTAGCGGTTACGGTGTCTGCCATTTGCTCAATTCTCCGTCCATGCGGTCACGCCCATTGACGCCGCCGCCCAACTAGTGCCCGTATCGCTGTTTGCCGAATACGTGCTGAACGTAGGCCATGCGTCGCCAGCGGCTCCGGCGTTAACCGTGACAGTTGCCGCGACCACCGCTGCGCCTTGACCGTTTATTATGATGTCGTCTTGCGACGGCTCTTGAATGATTTCCGCCGCTTGCCCGGTGATGCCCTGCTCGATTTGAGCCGGATAATACGTGGTCACTGGATGCCCCGTGTCCGCATCTTGAGGCCGGACCCACCGCTGCGACCGCGCATATCGCTTACCGCAATGCCGTCAAGTGCGGTCTGATACATCGCGGCCCACACAGACGTGCGTTCGTCCGCTTGCAGGTAAGGCGCTGATTGCACAAGAGCACCATAAAGATAGACGTTTGGATGGTTCGTCAGAACCCAGTTCGTCGTGTTGCTATCTGATAGCGCGGTGATGCTGGCCAGATAGACCAACTCCATCGTGTAGGTTGTGTCTGGCGTTGGATACAGTTCTATCTTGCCGTCCGTGAATGTCCAGAAGCGGGGAATCCCCGCCGTGTCGGTCGTGTTTTCGCGCATCTGCGCCATTTCAGCCGAAGATGTGAACTCAATGCGGTGTTCATTCTGCGTGTCACTACCGAGCCGGATCGGCTCAAGGAAGTCGCTAGGCACGTCCATGAACTGCGCGCTAGTTGTCGCGTTTGATCGCTTTTCCATGCGCCAATGGCTGATTTTTTGGCCAAAGTCGGCTTCCGCAAGCGTGATGAAATCTGGGATAACGCTCGTCAGGTCATCTCGGTTGAGAAAGTCACCGACGCTGGTTTGCAGGTTCGCATAGGTATCCAGCGCCATCAGTCATCCACCGTGATATCTGCCCAGGCTTCCGGCTCTGCCTCAACCCATTCCAACCCATTTTCTTCCCAAGTGATTTCCCACCTATCGGCCCACCGGCCCAGCCCGATATGATCGCGCCCGAACGGCCCGCCCGCGCCATCGACATAGGCTTCCCGCTCAAGCAACAGGATCGGCCTGCTCTTTGGCGCGGTTGTCATCTTGCGCCAGACGGTTTTGCCCGAGGGTCTTGCCATCAGAAATACCCCTTAAGATTGCGCCTGATAGGCTTGCTTGATTTCAGATCGTCAGCCCGGCGCAGGAAGTCGATGCACATGCCTCCAAACGCATCCGCGCCGTGCGATGACCAATCATGTTCCGGCCCGAGACCAATGCCGCGCTCGTCGTCACGCCGCTCATGATACCAAGCCAGCGCGTCACGCCCGCCTTGCGTCTTGTCCCTGTCAAACCTAATTGACGGAAACACCCGCCGCGCGGTCTCGACACGCTTAATTGCCGCGCCTGACCCGACGTTCGGCATTACCTGAACCGTAAATCCGGCGTCGCGCAGGTAGCTTTGCGGCGTGACCTTATGAACCATGTCGTGCTTCGTGCCGTCATGTGGCAGTTTGCATAGTGCATCGCCGTGATTATTGCGGCGCAGCCAACCGACATGTTCGCTGAACTCTTGCCCGACAGCCTCGTAATAATCCAACACCCGCAATTCGTTGCCGATGAACTGGCATACCCATATCGCGGTTGCGTCGCTCTTGCGGCTCGTGCCGCCGATGTCCCAATAAGCCCGCTTCGATATTAGCGGATCAGGCGCTTGATTGCCAACCCGGTTTTCGCGCTCCGCTGCCTCCAAGTGGCTGGCGAAATAGGCTCCTTCGTAAACGCGCGCATACTCGCCTTCCCAAATGTGCCCGTATCTATCTGGATCGGTCGATTGGCAATCCTGCCTCTCCTGTTCCAACTCGTTAGGAAACCATGGGTTGTCGCGCCAATTGCATTGAACAACGATAGCGTCGGTCGGCATGTGCGAGCCGCGTAGCATCTTGTCAACCGGGTCACGCGGATTTCGCGGGTTCCATGAGAACCACAGTTCAGACCCTGCCGTGCGGATTGTCGGGCGTAACAACTCTAAAGATTTTCCCGACAGCGTTTGCGCTTCTTCGACCCAGGCGCGGTGAAATCCCTCCAATGACTTAATCGAATCCGCTGTATGATCCCTCATGCCCTGAAAGATGATCAGACCATCCCCCGGCGTTTCAATGACATCCTTGAACACCTTGAAGCCTTGCGCTTCACCTAAGCCGAATTTCTTCAACTTGGTTTCTATCAGATGCTTTGCTGAATCCTTTAGGCTCTTTTGAACTTCACGAATGCAGGCCATTCTTAGACCTTCACCGTGATCACCAGGAAAGCGCAGCGCGTCTTCCGCTGTCATTTCCCCATAATGATGCGATTTGCCAGACCCGCGTCCGCCATGCGCGCCCTTGTATCTTGCCGGTTCCAGCAATGGCGCAAGCGCCGAAGCTGTCTCAATTATCAGGGCTGACAATGCGCCGCTCGATTTTGGTTACTTGGATTTCGCCGCTATGCTTGTTGTCTGTCTTCTCAACTAGCAACCCGTGCAGTTTTGCTTTGCCTAGAGTTGCGGCGTTCATGGATGCTGGTTGATCGAGTTGCGCGGCGATTGAGCGGTTTTCGTTTAACTCCGCTGTGATGGTTTCCACTGTGACAAGTGTGCGTTCCTGCACAGCCGCGTGCAATTCTGAAACCCTTTGCGCAACCTTTGTAGACGCGAGTATTTTGCATCCGTTCACCCAAATACTGCTTGGCTTCGTGTCTTCGCCCACATTGTATGCGCGTCTATAGGCTTCTGATGCGTTGCCTGTTTCTACATAGGCGAGGGCGAATGCTTCCTGTTTTGCGGTTAAGGCCATGAGTGCTTACCAGTCCGCTTTGCGGGTGCTGGCCCTCTAGTTGTGCTGTGACACCCATCCACCATTAGTCGCCTCAATGAACGTGGGGCCGCGACCTTAACGCTTGCGCGCATGGCGGTGCTGAACGGCGGTGTTGACCGTTGGAAGTTTGGCCCCTGATATTTTGAACGCGGTAAGCAGCGGCTAGGGCTATGCGTCAAGTCACCGCCGCTTCCCTTCCGGTGTTGGCCCCGGTATTGCCCTGCGTCCAGAGCTGCCATGCTTGACGGCCTATTTCGGCCCCGACCCGTATTTATGTGCGGGTCTTTCCCCGCTTGTCAGCCCTGCGCTGGACCTGCGAAACGGGCGCTACCCGAATATGCCCTCGGAAACAAAAACGCCCGACCTTTGCCGGGCATTCTTCGCGTTGCGAATATACTGGCGCGTTCATGCGGTAATGTCAACGCTATTCGCTGATCATCATCCTTATGCAATACGCCGCTATTGGATTAACCGGGATTTCCCCCAATTCCCACCGGCGGATTGTGCGTCCGCCATTCTTGCCCATGCCCCATACCTCGGCCAGATCGTTCTGGCTGAGGCAAAGGGCTTCGCGGGCTGCTTTGAATTGTGCTGGTGTCATTTACCGCACCCGCCGCCTTCGCAGCCCTTGCCGTCGCTCCACGTCTTTTCTCCGCAGTATGGGCAGTAGGTCATGCCGAGGCCCAATCATTGCTCATTTCGATATTTTGGGTTGTCGGACTAAGAGACCGATATATCCTACCGCTGACATACCAGCGGATTCTTGTCACGGGGCCGAATTGTCCGCGAAGATTGTGAACAACTGCCACGCGGCGTTTGCCCTTGGGCGTGAAGTCTGCGTCTGCATGAATAACGATTTTCATCTGTCTATCTCCTGACTTGGTGGGCTTCATTGCCCTCTGACACATTATATATAGGGCTATCTGCCCTGCCGATCAAGGGCTTTATGCGGTTATTTCGCCCTTTCCGCAACTATTCTGTGCAGCGCCTTTAGGCTTTCCAGCGCATACATTCCGCGCGGCGTCGGCTTTTGATCCTTGAATAGTTCCGCCCTTTCCAATCGCGCATCATGCAGCGCAACCAACATGCTTCTGTCCAGGTGGCCCAATAAGCCTTGCCAGTGCTTCCATCCGTTAATTGCGGCCCGGTCCTTTTCTTCATCGCTGCGAAGGTCAACGGTGTGCGATGTGTCGGCCTCAAACCTTTCTGGCAACATTTGAAGCGCCGCATTATTGGCGTATTCGCTTTGGCCCACATAGCGCCGCCGGTATGCCGATTCCGCCGCGCTCCAATCGTCAAACGTGCGCCACAGCTTTGTGATTTTGTCGCGCTTGCCTGGCCCGGTTATGGCGTGGTTCATAACCAAGCCTATCTTGTAGCCCATATGCGGGGCGCTGACGGCCTTCCTGTTCTCCCTTGTGTCAGCCATGCCGGATTGCCGTAGGCGGGCGTCTATTACAGCTTTCATGACGCCTTTATGCCCGTCTAGTGATAGTTCCCTCATGCGCTTGCCGCCGCGAGACTTCGGGCGCGGCACTTCTGCGAGATCGACACCGGCCAGTTTCCTCGCGCGCCTCTTTGCGGCTTTTGAATATGCCATGCTCATGCTCTGCCCTCGTTTTTATTGTGTGAAGTAACGCTCGGCTTCTTCCCACGCCTGCGACGCTGCCACGGCGTCGTCCGTCTTGCGCATCTGGTCAATGATATGCTGCAAGATGGCGTTCTCGCGGGTTAAGCGCAGGTTATCGATATTCAAGCGCTTGATTGTTTCGGCCTGCGTTTCGTTCTGCTCGCGCAACTGTTGAACCGTTCTCATGATGATAACACATCTGCAAGCGTCATGCTTTAGTCCTTTCCAGCCTTCGCATGGCGGCTTGGCTTTTCGCGCCAATGCTGTTTGAAAGTGATGAACGCTGCATCGCTAGTGCGTGCTCTTGCGTTGTGGGCGCGTGGTCTGATCCGAACAGTGACCGGCGCGGCATGACCTTGGCGCTGAGAGGCTTGCAGAGATCGGCTATGGTTTCTTTGTCGCTCATATCTTTATCCTACATTAGAACGGAATCTCGTCATCCATGCCGCCGTAGCCGCCACTGGATTGCTGAGAAGGCTCGTAACCGCCCGCGTCGTCGCGCTTGCCGCCGCCCTGAAATGCCAGTTGATCGACCGAGATTTGCAGGTATGCTTTGCCCTCGTGCTCACGCGCTGATGGACGGCCCGTCAGGGTCAGCTTGTCGCCCTTTTTAATGTGACCTTGCAAAGACGTAGCGCGCTTGCCCCATATCGAGCAATCATACCACGTCGCGGGCCGCTCTTTTCCGTATTGGTCCTTTCCGTTATTCACGGCCAGCGAAAAGCCAAGAACGGCATCGCCGCCTTGCGTGTTACGCAGAACCGCGTCCTTCCCGACATTGCCTGCAATCATCAAAACCTGCATTACCCTCTTTCCTCCTGTTGCCGCGCCTCATGAGCGCGAATGCCATGTAAAACCGTTGTGTGATGCCGCTTGAAGATCCGTCCGATGCGCGGAAGCGAATAGCCAAGTTCGCGCTGAACTGCGGCCATTGCGGCCTGCCGTGGGATGGATGCTACACGCGCGTTGTTGCGCCCCAGTATCTTTGACGGCTTGACGCCGTATCGGTCTGCCGTTTGGGCGATGATGGCCTTGGCTGTGCGATTGATATTGGGCGTCATTGCGCTCGCTCACGCATCGCCGCTATCGCTCGGTTTCCAGCCTCCGCCATTCGCTCGATCTGTTCAGGCGTCATAGGTTTGCGTGGTTCGTCAGCAGATGCTGGGTTTACCTTACTTCGCTCAACTTCCATCGCCCCGCGTTGTTGCTTCAGGATTGCTAAGATGTGCCCAGGTTCTGGCCGCTTGCCCGGCGTGTCGCGCTTAAACTTCCGCAGCCCCCAAACAACTTGCTCGCGCGTCCAATCCTGCAATTCATCCGCCCACCATGCCAGATAAGCTGTGACAATTTCAGGCGATTCCGTTGGAACATATCCAGCAAAGACAACAACGCGAACCTCAGAAACAATCCCCTGACGGTGCTCTAGCAAATCCTGCGGCTGCATATCCTTGCTGATCTCCGGTGTTGGTGACGCCAGATTTCGGGCCGTGATTTCCGTTGCCATTTTTATCCCTCCAATACCATTCCGCCTTGATTGTCTGCCACCCGCGTTCTTGCGCTATATCCAGCGCTTCTGTCGCGTCACCGCCGTCTGCGTTTATCATTGCCAGGGTTTTCGCCAGTAAGGCCGCGCCGCGCTCTGTAAGCGTCGCGCGCTTGTGCTTTTTGCGGTATGCTATGAAGCTGTCAACGGCATCAGCATCAGCATAGTGGCACAGCATTTGTGCCGGGGTTTCAATATCGCTCACAGAAACCCAACCTCCTTCAGCTCCGCAATTGCCTCTCTCACCCAGTATTTCGCATGACGTCCTTGCGGCGCGGTTTCTGTGCTTTGAAAGTCAAGCGGTGTCTGGTCGATAATCCACTCGCTCGAAACACCTAATGCACGACACAGCGCAATAAATTTCGTGCTGTTTGGCATGGCAGAATCGTCCTCCCATCTCTTAACGGCCTGCGGTGTGCATCCACACTCGCGCGCAACGTCGCGCAGCGTCATCCGCGCATTTGCGCGCGCAACCCTCAATCTACTGCCAATCATAGATCACTCCTGCATTGTTATTTGTTCTACAATGCCGCGCGTTTTAAACTTTGTCAAATCACGCTTTTTGTTACAGTTTCAGACGTTTAGACATAATTCCGCTTTCCGCTTCGGGTTGACCCTAAAGGCCAAAGCGACCTGCCCGCCCACTATGCTATGTATCCACGCGCTGTCCGTTTTAAGGCACGAACCCACACCCGACCCCCGATCACGTTCGGGAAAACGTCAACCCATATGCGCGCTTCTGTCTGGCAGCGTAAGCACTGGTCCAGAACGGCCCGGAAATCCTTTAGCGCCCCGTAGGTCGCATAGGCAAAGAGGCCCAAAGCGTCTGGATTATTCGGGAAATCCAGCAAATCCTCTCCCATTTTCTTGCAAATGGTCAAAAATCAGGCCGGTTTCTATTGAAGCGCGCCCACAAGATGTGGTATATCTTTACCGCGACACGTGGAAACTGGCCAAAGTTTCGTGTCGCCGGGCGGCGTTGAGGGTAGCACCTCCGCCGCCGCTTCTTTTTCTAGGCCGATGCAGCCCTTCAAAGCAAGCGAAAGGTTGTAAATTTATTGACAAGACTATTCGATCACCCCGCGCAATTCTACCAGCCCAGGCATGGCTTCTAACGCCTCCTTCACATCATCAATCGACCGAACCACATAGTAATAGCCGCCATTCGCATTTATCAGCGCCTGAACTGCCTTCTGGTTGGCCTGCTGATAGTTTCCGGGAGCCTTGACCTCAAAGGCTATGAACTGGCCGTGAAACATCACCACAAGGTCAGGAACGCCAGGAAGCATTCCCATTGCCTTTGCGCGTGATTGCGCAAGCATCCGCTGTTTTTGTGTTGCGCCCGGTATTTTCGATGCAATCTCATTCGCGGGATGAAATATCAGCGCGCCGGGTAGCGCCACGCGAAGATAGGCCAAGACAGATCTGTGTATCGGTCCCTCGCGGTCAATGCGGCTCATGGCGCAATCCTCCCGAAAAATTCAGTGGTTCCCGGCGCACTTTTGTCAAACAGGTGCCATGCACAATTGTCCTTGCCGGTCATCTTGCTATCTGGAATCCATTTGACCCTGCCAATGCTGACGATCTTGCGCAGGTAGGGCTGGAAGGGCGCGGACTGCCTTGTGTGAACCCAATCTGCATCGAAAAGCAGCCATGTCGGACGCATAGCTGAGAAATGCTCAATCATTGGGTGCAGGATTTTGCGGTCCCAGGGCGGGTTTGTAATGATGAAATCACAACCCCACTCGTGCGATACGGTATGCCGAGAAACTGACAGTGCATCTATCGTTATGACGTTATGACTGCCCGGAACAATATCAGATGCCATTTTGCAAATCCGCTCATTCTGCCCGGAATCCACCCATATTGCATCAATCAGCGCCCCATCTCCTGCGCACGGCTCCCAGTAGGTGAGGTCAGCCGGAAGATGTGGCAAAAGCGGCAAAACGGCCTCGCGTGGCGTTGGATAAAAATCACGCTCGACGCGCTTAAATGACGATCTTTTACCCATTCAACCGCTCCTCAACCCACGACAACCAATCGGTGTCTTTGCCGTATTTTTCGCGCCAGAGTTTCGGCTCCGCGTGAAGCGCGATCTTGCTTGTGTCCATCAGCCCTTGGTGACAACCTTCGCAGAGCGGAATCGTCATGCTATCTGGCGCGCGGGACGTTGAATACCTCCCGTGAATGCAATGATGCACCTGCGTCGGGCTGTATTGCGGCAACCACCACTCATGGCAGATGACGCAGGGCAATTCCGCGACCGCCGCCAGTCGGGCCTTGTCGCGGGGCTGGCGTGTTTCCTTGGGCGTGGGTGGCTTACCTGCGAGGTTGCTCATGAAACCGACCCGTGCCTTTTAGTAAACCCAAGACGCTGCTCAGCCGATTTCCGAGCCAAAACGGCAGCGGTCAAACAATTAAACAACCCGAGATGAATAGACTCCGCCTTCAAATCAATGCGCGCCTGCCATTTTCTAGCGTCTTTGTGGTATCTCACGCCGGAAAAGCCGGAGGTATTGTTGCTTGCTAGCGCCCTATTTCTGCGGTTAATTTCCCTGCTTACGTCTCTAAGATTTTGAATGCGGTTGTCGTTCTTTTTGCCGTTTATATGATCGATTTCCAAGGATGGCGGAAAGCCGTGATAGATTTCCCATGCAACCCTATGGGCTAGGTAATTCTTTCTTTCGTGCATACCTTGCAGGTATCCCTTGCAGTGCTTTTGACAAAACCGCCTGCGACCATCTTTTGTGATTTCCCCCGTGTTCGGGTCATAGGAAAATCTTGAAAACCTACTCATTCCGCGCCCTCGTATTTGCGCAGTTCTGGATCGGTCAGGTGAACCCCATCGGAGCGGAAATGCCGTGACATGGCGTCCATGTATTCGCTCAATTCCTCGATGCTCATGCTGCTAGACACATTCAAGATTCCGCTGGCCAAAAGGCTGCACTGCTTTTCGTATGGCAGGCGCTGGCCCGAGTTTTCCCAAATCCATGCAAACCGGGGACAACGCAGCTTGATCGATAGTCCCCAACGCCTATGGCACATGCCCTTGACCTCGGATGCGTCCAGATCGGATTGCTGTTTTGCGACCTCTCCGAACCACATGTGCAGGGTCCGGTTCTGCTGCGCTGTTCGGCTTTCCTTGGCGTCAGTTATGATGACGCGCGCACCATCTGGGGCCAGAGCTACCTTACTCAATGCAAGATCGCGCTGTTTTGGTCCAATGAGCGTTATCGTCTGTCCCGTCATGCGCCATCATCCATCGGCGGGGGCTGCATGGCCGGATCATCAATCAGCTTTGCCTTCAGGTATTCCTTCAAGTTCACAACCTGATGCCAGAGAGGCTTGTCACCGTCCCCCAAAGCGCGGATAGCAGGCAACTCCGCTATCCATACGCCATGCAGCTGCTGGATGGTCTTGCAAGCCTTCATGCGCGCTGTGATGCGGTCCTTTTCTGCGGGCCAGTCCATCAATATGCCTCCTTGTCCTGCCATACCTTTACGCCCTCGATGCTGGCGGTCTTGTGGTTGCGCCTAACGTATTCGTCTATGAATGCCGTAATGGCGTCCCGGTCGTTTGTGGCGATCCAATGAAGCGCGGCGCGGTGATCTTCGACCTCGTATCGCGTGACTGTGCGAAGACCCTTCACGGTGTCCTTGTTGGCGGCGCTGGCGGCTTTCTTCGCCTCCATAGCTTCATGCGCCTTCCGGTCGGCCTCGACCTGCGCCTCGTAGTTTGATGCGTCGGCTTTCCGCGCGGCCTCTTCGGCTTCACGCTCCTTCCGGCGGGCTTCCTCATAGGCGGCGCGCTTGGCGGCTTCCTTCTTCTCTGCCAGTTGCCGCTTGAACGGATCGACAACGGCGGCAAGCCCCTTGAGGCGGCGTTCAATGTCGTCCTCGGTCGGCTTCCAGCGCGCGATTTCCGATTTCCAGGCATCGTGAAGCGGAGCTGTGGCGGATTTCTTCGCCTTCGCCAGATCGGATTTGGCCGAGCGCATTTCCTTGATGATGGCATCAACGGCCTTCATCTGCGCTTCATCTTCAATCGGCGTTCCATCCAGCCAGTTTTCGGCTTCCTCGATGTATTCCTCATACGGGGCAAGGGCTTCGTCAATCGGATCGGGCGGCGCGTTGTGGCCGATTTGTGCGGGTGCGTTCATAGCGGCCTCCATCAGTAGGGAATTTCGTCGGCAAGATCGGAGTTGTCCGGGTGGGCGGGCTTCTCCAACGCGGCCTTGCGGTCATCCTTCGCCTTGATCACGTCAGCGACCGCCTGCACTGGCTTGGGAAGGTCCGACCAGATGGCGCGGAGCTGGTCGAGGCTGTCAGCATTGGACAAACTGTCCTTGGCGGTCTCGATGGCCTCAACCGGCGGCGCAGTAGGCTGGACGCGCGGTGCATCCCTGTGAACGGTTCCCGCGTCGGTCGGTGCGTGGTCGGCATCGTCCTTGTCCCCGGTCGGGATAAGTAGGATGCAACGCCAGAATTGCTTGAGAGCGTATGATTGCGCCGATCCGTATGCTTGAGCGCCGTTGCGCAAGACCTCGACTGTCCGCGTGACCGGCGGCAAAGACTCGCCGGATGTGTGCATGAGAGTGATGTCGAATGATTGGCGCATCCATGCGTTGTCACCAAATTTCCCCTTCCGGGTGAAATCTTCGCGCTCCGCTTCCTGCATATGAACGACAAGGCCATTCTCAGCGCAGATCGGATTTACAAGGGCCAAAAAGTCATCAATACTAGCGAAGTTGTAACCATCATGCTTGTTGCGGTCCCCTTTCGCCACCTTCTGGACTTGCCCCATTGCCGAAGCGATGGCGGATAATATCTTGGCTCCGGGCACGGTACTGACCCGTTGCGTTTCGTCCGTCATCTTTGCTACGTTTGTCATATCTTCGACCCTCCATTGGCCGTGGTTAGGGCTGGTGTCGGTCGGTAGCCGCGCCAGCCTATTTTGCGGCGGTTTCCATTTCCGCTCCGACCCTGAGAAGGCCGTGCAGAAACTTCGCCTCTTGAAGTTCTGATTTTCTGACTGACCGGCCCACCGCGCCCACGGCGGCTTTCGACCCCTTGCGGGCCAAGACCCATCCCGCGCCGAAGCGGTCGCGTAGATACTGATCTTCATTGGTCAGTGTTCGGGTCAGGCGGTAGGTCTGGCTGTCATCGAAAAGGCCATCGCCGGATGGCTCGATAACACCAGCTTCGGATAGCGTCTTGATCACCTGCGCGGTGACCATCGTCCCGTCGCTCATGCGGTAGTTATACCAGTCCCCCGCGTCACTCCGCGTCTCCATGATGTGACCGCCGCGCGCCGGTTCGCGCACCGCTCTTTCCGCAAGCTGCTTCTGAAAATCGGTCATCATTGCTGAAACCCTCCTAACGCCGCGCACCGGGCTTTGAGTATCCGTTGACGCTTGAGAAGATCGGCAACCGGGCGGTGTGCCGCGCGGGCCTCGTCAATCTGCCGCTCAACCGCCTCAAGGTGTTCCGCCGCCGTCCCTAGAAAAGTCCCGAGCGCCGAGACGCTCGGGTAGTTGACCAGACGGGAGGATGCGGCGTTTACCCGCGCCGCGCGGGGTTCTGTTGCCTGTGTCATGGCTTTGCCTGGGGCCGATAAAGATCATCGGTTGTAAGTGCGATGCCCTTTTGATCCGCCAGTTGAAACAACCCGTCCCAATGGCGCATTGGTATTTTCCCGCCAGTTCCGCCCTTATCTGTCGGTGCTTGCCACTTTGAAACGCGGGTGCGATGAACGCCAATGAAAGCCGAAACTTCCTTTGGCCCTCCTAGCAGCTTGATTAATGTCGATGCAGGTTCCATGCCCGCAATGTAGCCGCAAGCGCCACCGTTTGCAAGCGCGATTTCAGCCCATAAAAAGCACGTGCATGGCGGAAAAGATTTCTAATGTAGCGTTTTCCCCTTGCGTATGGTGGCGTGGTGCGCTACATTGATAATCAAGCAAACAGACACACCAGTTTGGGAGAGACAGACATAAAACGGAAATACGAATTCACGAGCGAGACGAAAATCCACCTTGGCCTAACGCTGTATCGCATCAAGGCTCTGATCTCATTTGGCGCTGTGTCAAAGGGCGATCTGGGCGGCTATGTGGCGGCTGAGGGTAATCTGGACCATTCCGGCAATGCGTGGGTCTACGGCAATGCGCGGGTCTACGGCGATGCGCTGGTCTGCGGCAATGCGCGGGTCCACGGCAATGCGCGGGTCCACGGCAATGCGCGGGTCCACGGCAATGCGCGGGTCTACGGCGATGCGCTGGTCTGCGGCAATGCGCGGGCCCACGGCAATGCGCGGGTCTACGGCGATGCGCTGGTCTGCGGCGATGCGCTGGTCCACGGCAATGCGCGGGTCCACGGCAATGCGCGGGTCTACGGCGATGCGCTGGTCTGCGGCAATGCGCGGGTCCACGGCGATGCGCGGGTCTACGGCAATGCGCGGGTCTCCCCGATACACATCCAAGGTCTGACGTGGAACGTCACCATTTCCGACAGCGATATGGTGATCGGTTGTGAGTGTCACGCCTTGTCTGATTGGGCCTCATTCGATGATCGGCGGATTGCCGAGATGGACGGTAAGGCCGCGCTGAAATTCTGGCGCGGGCACAAGGATTTTTTGCTGGGTGTCGCCAAGGCGAATGGCCGCGACATCACCACCTAACCCACGCGGGCCATGGCATCGAACCAAAAGGAACCTGATATGAGCGATTACACCAAAATTCCGTCACACATGATAGACGGGCGCGCCGCTATATCGAACGCGGCATTCCTCCCGGCTCATTTCTTGATGCTGTTATTTCTAATGACCTCAAAGGCGCATTCGGGAAGGCCGACGATATGAACCGAGATTGCATGTTCGAGTGGGTGCGTTTTTTCTACAACGAAACTCCTAGCGCGTGTTGGGGCAGCCCAGAACACTTCGCTGCGTGGATCGCGCGCGGCTGCCTGAATGGAAAGGACGCAGCATGATCCTTTTTGAAATTCAAGATCGCATCGCAGCGATGGACATCGCCCTTATCGACAAGGGCTACATCACGCCTGATTGCGAGTTGAACGTCACCGGAAGTGGAGACGTGTATATCTGGATCAGGACAGGCCGCGACGGAGATATTCCGGGGAAATTTGACAACGTATCCAGAGCATCTCTGGAAGACGTTTTCGATGCCGCTGATGAAAAGATCGCCGCATATGATCCTGTCGAGAACCACAAGAAAAAAGAGGCGGTTAAGCAATTTGGCCGCGCAGTCGATAACCTCCGGGAGGTCGGATTTGAAGCCGAGTTCACTGATCCGCTTTCCGAACGCCTTCAAGCCATGACCGAAAACCTTCTGACGCATGATAGAGATTGAAGAAATGAACGCTCATGACCACGCCGCGCGCCTCGCGTTCTACGTGAACAACCTGCCGCGCCTTGACGCCATTGTTGCCGATCTTGGCGAATATGACACCATTGGCCTCATGACGGAATGGCTTGTGCAGAAAGCCGGGAAGGGCACCGACGCCGGTGATCTGATCGGCGCAACAATCCAAGCCGCGCTGATGGACGAGGCAAGCCCCAACGCCTGCGCGGAAGTCTATGAACTGCACGAATTTGTCAACGCATATTACAGTGTTTGCGAAGGATACGCGAACGAATGGTCAGCCGCGACATGATCGACGCGGGACGTGGGCACTTGCTGAGGTAATTCGAGATACTGCCGCGGGCTTGCCCCTTCCTCGGGCCCGCCAACTCACCCCGGCGACTGTGTTACCCAGCCGGTCGCCTGGGATTTTTGAGAGAGTGAACATGAAGCGAGACCCAACATTTAACGACGACTACCTGAGCGGTTCGATGGCTTGGGCCGCGATGCTTGCCGAGGCGCGGGCGAAAGAAGAGAAAAGGAGAGAGAAGATGGGTGAAATAGCCAACATGCACGTTGAGGCATACGCCGCAGGATTGGACCCGAACGAGATGGACGGGGCCGATTGGGCTGACTTCTATGACGACCAAGAGCCGGTCACGCCGCTGTCTCTTATCGAGGCGGTGGCGGCAGATGTTCGTATGCTGCTTTGCGCGATTGATGACCTGCAAGACAGTGACGACTTCGACGCTCGGGAGCGGGCCGGGACTCTTGCCCTATACGTGCCGGAGTTTGGCGAGAAACGGGCCGCTGAATTAATGCGCCTCTTGGTCGAATTGAACGACGCCGCGAACGCAGAAGCGGATAGATTGGAGCAATCCAAATGAACCGCATTCACCTGGAAAGCATGATCGGCTGCATCTGCCTGTTCACTGTTTTTGCCGTTATCTGGTTGGTGACGCCATGAAATACGCATCAACCACAACACTGAACGCCATTCGAGCCGCGCAACCTTGCGCTGATGGCTTGGAAAAGTTGCTTACCCATCTCGGCAAAACGAAGGCTGATAACGAGCCTCTGAACCTGATTGAGGTTCTGGATAGCAATTGCCTAGACGACGCGCTTTGGGTGCTTTCATTTGCGATGCCTGATGATCGCTTGTCACGCCACTTTCAAGCGTGGTGCGCGGAACAAGTCTTGCACATTTTTGAAAAGGAGTTCCCCGGCGATACGCGCGTTTATGATCAAATTACTATGTTGCGCAATGACGACGCTACATGGGAAGAGAGTGATGCTGCGAGGGCTGCTGCGTGGGCTGCTGCGAGTGATGCTGCGAGTGATGCTGCGAGTGATGCTGCGAGGGCTGCTGCGTGGGCTGCTGCGAGGGATGCTGCGAGTGATGCTGCGTGGGATGCTGCGTGGGCTGCTGCGAGGGATGCTGCGTGGGATGCTGCGTGGGCTGCTGCGAGGGATGCTGCGAGTGATGCTCAAGAACGCCAACTGCGCGAAATGCTGGTGACGCCATGAACCGCTGGCAGACAATAGCCGACCTTGAGGGCACTAAGGCGCAGCGCGACCAAGAAGATGACGCCCGCGAAACAGCCCTTGAAGGAATGCGCGGTCTTGGCTTTGAGGCATGTTGTGACCTATTCACCGAGCATGTCCTTGGCCGTCCAGACGCGGAACCAGACAGCGTGATTGCCTTCGCGGATCGCCTTTGCCGCATGGCATGGATGGAACGCAGATCAACCGAATAGCGGCCCCGGTCGCTTGCGGGTCGGGTGGTCTCTCCCCCGTATGGCCCGCAGAATGAAACGAAAGGAGAAAGAAGATGAGCGATCTATCATTCCGAAGTATGTGTTTCACATATACCAATCACAGAGGCGTTACGGCGCGTAGGTGGGCCACCCCTCTTGGCTTGCGTTGGGGTGTGACCGACTGGCACCCAATGCCGGGTTGGCTGCTACTGGCTTTTGACCACGACAAGGGCGCTGAGCGCGAATTTCGCTTAGAAGAGTGCCAATTCGAGCCGACTGCACAGGTGCCCCAATGACCCCCACCCCCGAAGAAGCCCGCGCGCTGGCCGAGCGACTGACCGGATACACGCCGGGACCGTGGCGTATATTATATGAGCGCGGCTCCTCACATCTGCGATCAGCAGATAATACCAGCCTTATGTGCGACGAAACCTACTACCCGTGGGTTCCTGAGACCGAGGGTGATTGGGAAATCATCGCCGCCGCGCCTGACCTTCACGCCGCCCTCACCGCCATGGTGGACGAGGTGGAGAGGCTGGAAGCGGGGATTAAATCGCGGGATCACGCGCTGAATTTCATCCTGTCAGATGCCGCTTGGACACCAAAGCACCCGGCGTGTGAGAGCATCATCAAGCGCATAAGCTCCCTGCGGAAAGGAGACGGCCAATGACCGAGACGCCAGACAAAAAGCCGAAGCCATGCACGATCTGCAATGGACGTGGCTACATCCGCTGCGATTGCTGGCCGGAAGCCTGCATTTGCGGATGGGATGACGAGCCGTGCGAATATTGCTGCGGGACCGGCTTTGATGGTGGCTGTGATTATTGGGATGATTTTGAGGACGCCGACCAATGACCGAGATAGACACGAGCCGGGAGCGTGTTCAGATGCTCTCAAACCTTAGCGCCGCCCTGTCAAAGGAAATGGACGGGTGGACTAGTATAGGGAGCGACAGCGAGAACAGGGTTATTCGGTCCAACTCAGACATGCTTGAAGAAACTGGCCTCGTCCTCCGCGCCCTTCTAGACATCGCAGAGAAAGCCGATGCCGAACGGGACGAGGCATGGAACGCAGCGATTGAGACGGCGGCGCACGAGGCGATGCGCGAAAACGAACGGCGACTTAATCTGGCTTCGATCCGCATACCGGCCATGGCAAGCGAAATCAGAGACGCTATCCGCGCCTTAAAGAAAGGATAGACTAATGACTGAGATAATGCGTGAAACAGTTGCCAAACACATTTATGAAGCGATGGCGTGGGCCTGCGCAAACAACACCGGAGACCTTGCCCCGCCGTGGGTTGAAAACGGAAACAGCTATGCCCAAACCGAAGCGCGTATTTCTGCTGACAGAATACTAGCTGTCTTGTCCGGTTGGCGCAGTATGGCCAGCGCACCAAAAGATGGCACCCCTATTGATCTTTGGGTCATTAATGACACCGGAGGTGAGCGTTACACTGACATGGTTTACTACGCGGGGGATCAGGACAACGACTGGGAGGATATTCACGGCATGTTTTCAATCGTCGGTGATGGCCTGATGCGTATGGATCAAGTGGTAGCATGGATGCCTATCCCGATGGGCTACGTAACCGATGGAGATGACAAATGACTGATGCACCGGAAATGATGCCCTGCCCGTTTTGTGGCAGCGAAGACGTAGAATTTTCAGAATACATGACAGACGGGGGTCCGCGCGAGAATGTTAGGTGTGAAGATTGTAGTGCCGAACTTGGTGGGTGGCAAAAGCCAGGGGATGCGATCACCATATGGAACACCCGCACCGACCTTATCCCCGCCATGCTTGCCGAGGCGCGGGCCAAGGGAATCAGGGAGGCGGTGCAGATAAAGCCTCTGACTTGGTATGATATACCCGAGGGGCAGGATTGCCGAATTGGGCGCTGTGGGCGAACAGCCTACTCTGTCAGATTCAAGATGGGGCATTGGGGGTATTCTCGTTCAGGCTACGCGGGGCATATCGTCAGCGGAAAGGGCGCACCCTACTTCACGACCGAGAAAGAAGCTATGGAAGGGGCTGATAGAGATCATCGAGAACGCATCTTGGAGGCCCTTCTCGACCAGCCCGCAGGTGATCGCCATGAGTGACCGCAAGGATGACGCCGCCCCTTTTGGTGGATCACCAAGGACGGAGACCGCACCCTCTTGGCACTGTATGAGCGGCACTACAGCGCCTACCAATACAAAGATGGGAGGGTGCGCCGCTTGTTCTGCGGCCCTGGTGAAAAAATCGTCCTGCGAACCCGCCTCGGCGATGCCGGATTTGTTTGGCGAAGTTTCATCAGCGACAGCGGAGAGCGCGGTATCAACTGCGCTTTTTTCCGCAACGAAAGTCCCCACCTATCGTCCGTCCTTATCCGACAGGCTGACGCTATCGCTGATGCGGTGTGGTCTTGTCGCAGGCATTACACCTACGTCCACGCGCCAAGCATACGGAGCGCCAATCCCGGATACTGCTTCAAACTGGCTGGCTGGAAGGGGTGCGGGATGACGAAATCAGGGAAACTCATTTTCGAGAGGGTAAGGCCATGAGTGATCCGAAGCCGCAGACATGCCGAGAATGCGGCGGCACCATGATGGCCAGCAAAGGCCTGTTATCAACGACCAAGGGCGGGATGCCCGACTTTCCGGGTGATGGCTATTCAACGACATTTTCGGTCGGAGGACCGGGAAAGTTGGTCGATTGCCTCAAATGTGAAAAATGCGGATGGAGTGTGACGCCATGACAAACATCGGAGAAACCATTGTCGCGGCTGCTGTGCAGGTTGAGGGTCTGACATTCAGCCTCCCCAGGCCAGCGCGCCACGGTCAAGTCCTTCATTGTATGGAGGGTCTTGTTCCAGATATTTGGCTATCAGCAGGGTGCCAGGGGTTTCTTACCTCTGATGGACGATTTGTGAACCGGGTTCAGGCCAAGCAAATCGCCCACATGGCTAAGCAGCCAATCGTTCGGGATGATCCCCACGGACGCGATGCTTTCAGCGAGGATTTTTGGTGATGAAGCTACCCTTCGACTATTCCCGCTGCGACAATGAGAACTGCCCGTTATCGCAGAAATGCGCGCGGTTTCTCGATCCGGGGCACCCGACATATCAGGTCTATACAGATTACCCCGGCGGTGAGGATTGCTACGGGTTTATCGACGTGACGGAAAGGGAAGAGCCATGACCCCACACCACCACGAACCCGACCACCTGCCCGGCGAAGCACGCCCCGGAACTGGCCTTCTGCGGTTTGCCCTCTACGCCATGCTGGGGTGGATGATCGGCATCGCCCTTATTGTTGGAGTATTCTATGCGTTCTGGTGACGCCACCAACCTGACCACCGCGATACGAAGTCTGATAGACAAACAATAAAAAAGCCCGCCAGCGTGAACTGACGGGCGAGTTGGATCACCAGGGCAGATGATATAGGCGGCGTATAACGCCTAGTCTACACGGACCTTTCCTTCTTGAAAACCGGGAACCGCCCGGCGCGGATTATGTTGCTGGATCGACGCACGCGCCCCGAACCATCGTCGGCTCAAGGTTGCGCAGTAGCATCTGGTTTAGGACGAAATTCGCAGTTGCATCGGCCAGCCGCTCGCATTCCTCGCGTTGATCCTGGGCGAACAATCCATCTGGCGCGGCCACGAAAAACCCCGGCGGCGGCGATGTTACGCCACAAGACTGCACCCCGTTTTCCAGTACACATGCGAAAATGATTACGCTTAGCATTTGCTCACTCCGGTATCAGGTTTTCCCATTCAGGACAGGCCAGGGAAAACACGGCATAGGCATTCTGGATTTCGGCCTGCGTCTGAGCCGTATCGTCCACGGATCGCGTTGCCAGAGACCCGCCCCACGAGCGACAGATTTCACTTTCTGTCGCGGTAACCAGCCCCGTCGTATTTGCGCACGCGGTCAGGAAGATCAAACTCAACCCGATCACGAATTTCGTTCGCCCTTTCATTGTCAGCCTCCTTTGCCCTGTTTCGCTCGTTGACCTTGCCCTGCCGACGCCCGGCGAAGAACAGCGCAACCGCGCCAACTCCCATAGCCACATATTGCCAGGCTCCGGCCATCCATCCCCATAGCAGATCCGCAATCATTCTTCGCCCTCGAAAATGCGCTCGATCTTGTCGCGAATGCCGACCAAGCCCGCGCCGAGGACGAAAAGCGCAGCCGGGCTTGCGTCCTGACCGCCTGCCATAATGGCAATGAAGCGACCAAGCTCTGACGCCCATTCCCCGGCACCGCTCAAAAGCAGCGCGCCGATTGTGATTGAGAACATGCCTGCCCACCATGTTAGAGAGGTTGGGCGAAAATATCGAAAACTCATATCATCTTCCTTTCTTGCCGCCGAACAAGCGCATGAGCGCCGCCAACAGGCCGGTTGCGGGCTTTTGGGGAGATGATGCCAGCGAAACGCCCTCAACGGGCTGTGCGGGGGGCTGTGCGGGCGTGACGCCGGCAAGCAGTTGTTCTATATCGCGCCCGGACAAAGTTTTATAGACGCCTCTATATTTGTTGTTGGACTGCACCTTCCACACAGGAACGTCGCCGCTGGGATAAACTCCGGTCAAAAACAGGTCGCGTTCTTCCGACCGCCGATTAACAAGGCCAGGCAAAACCGTGAGACGCCCGTTAATTCGTCCCTTGTTGTAGAGTGTCAGACGCCGTGCAGCGTCCTCCCGATAGCCCGCATTCAATGATTTAGTAGCGGACGCCTTTCGGATAGCACCGGTATTGAAATGAAACGAAACCAGCGCGTCGAACTCATGCTGTTGAAGCGGCACTGAAATCGCCGCGCTGACCTCACGCTCATATTTCTTGATGCGCAGGCGGAACAGATCGAACGCCCGCACAATCGCCGCGTCAACATCGTCTGGCATACCGCGCGGCATGGTTTCCGGGTTAGGCTCTCCGCTCATGGCCGTGTGCCCAATGCCAAACGTCCATACACCTACAGGGTCGATGTAAGGCGCAGGGACAACGCCCTCGCTGCGAACAATTGCGACCAAACCTCTGAGGCTAGTTTCCATTACTTCCCCCTTCCTGCCAGCGCAATGCGCAGTTCCGTTATCTCCCTATGCGTTTCGTTTGTGTGCCGAGCCACCTCACCAATGCCGCCAACCGCCTGTTGAAAATACTGATTGTTGTTCTCGAACTGCTTGGTTTGGCCGCCTATCGCATCAACCATCCGCGTCATTTCGGCGGTGTTCTTGTTGATCGACTCAATCAAGCGGCTTGTTTCAGTGGTGCCGCCGCGCAGGGTCGCAATGATCTCGCCGCGCATCATGAAAAGAATGAGCGCGACCACAAGACCAATCGGACCATATCCGGCGAACTCGTTAATGATCTGTTCCATAATACCCCCGCAATGCAAGGATGCAGTCGCGCACCGTCGTTCTCAGCGCCAGAAGGAAACCAAAAAACACCCATAGGTAGGTGTAACTCGCGGTGTTCCCAGCACCGGCCCAAGCCAGATCCAAGAACGCCAATGACAAGGCCATGAGCGCGCCCGCCCGAATAAACGGCGACCACCGGAAAGACCCGTTCAGCCAAATTCCAAACGCATGAATCGCAGACGCACCGAGGCAAATCCACGCAAATTGCAATGCCTCAACATGTGTCATTCCGGCCCACTCAAGAGCGTTTATTCCCCGCGCATGGTTCATCGCCACAAATCCGCTAAACCCGAGGACATATAGCGCCATGATGATTTCTGCTGTTTTTCTAAGCGGGATCATCTTTACACCATTCCGCGCATAGTTGCTTGAGCATTTGCCGTTCTTCATCCGTCATGTCGCCTCACCACGTAGAAAGCGCCGCGCGCTTCCATGTGTTCGTTGCCGTGCAGACGTAAATGTAGTCAGCGTCCCAAGCGATCTGGCCCTGCGTCCCTGTGGCAGAGGCAGAGGCCGGGGTCTGAGGCGTGTTCACTAGCAGGGTCTTGAACTCTACCTCTGCGTTTACGGAGTTGGTCGTCAAAACCTCATACCACGGCTGCCATGTGTCGTGATTAACCCGGTGGAAGGTGCGTCCTTTCTGACTAGCGGTTCCAAAGAGTTGGGTCGCCGTCTGAGACAGCCGCGTGCCTTGAGAGCCGGTCGTCTCTACAATCCACCACACGGGTGACGAACCCGTCTGTCCGGTTGTCGGCAGGTTGTTTGCGATGGCTGCCGAAACTGTGGTTGAGCCTGTGCTAACAGCTCCAATCGGGTAGTCATCAGCGTCACCAGTATTTTCGACGGTTCGGTTGTTCCTGTTGACGTAGCGCGAGTTCGATCCTTGCGTAGAAGGGAACACAGCAGTGTTTGGGTAAATGCCAGAGGCGTCCACGTCATTGCCAGACACGTCCGTGGTAACTTTGATAAGCTCAGTTCCGACCACTGTTTTGGTGAAAGAGGTGGCGCTAGCAATTCGCAGGATGCCGGTCCCTGATTGCTCAATAAATGGCACCGTCCGAGTGCCACCGAAGGTCATCACCAGATCGGTGATGCTTAGCTGGCCCGCGCTAACCGTTGCCCCCTGTCCATCGGATGCGGTGTTGCTTGCCTCGTAGCGACTGATATTCAATGCGCCGCCAGTTACTTCGATCTCCGTATCCTCTCCACCGCTTGCCTTGAGGATGCCGATGTTGACCTGACCGCCTGAAACGTCGATGGAAGGGTCTGTTGGGGCAGTCGTCTTTGTAGAGTAGACAGAGCTAATAAGCGCCGTTCCTGCCTGACAGGTGAACGTGGACCCGTCGCCGTCCAGAAGTAGCTGCGTGATGCTGACAGGCAAGATGCTTAGTGTCGCTGTCGTGTTGTTCATTCCAACGCGAGCGCGGAACACTGACAGGCTGTCGATAGAGATACCGTCACACTTGTTGATCTGCACCGCGAGGGGGTTGGCTTCGTAGTAGGCGTCTATCAGGTGATTGCCCGACCCGAGAACGCCTAAACCGTAAGGGCTGCACCTAAAGCTGTTAACCTTGATAAAGCCGAGCGGTCCATCAAAAACAGCACCTTCGTTGAAGCAGGAAAAGTTGAAATCACCGATCTCGGAACGCCCAGAATTATCCTGGACATTTAAGACATCCCACGCCCGCTGAATAAGACTGTTGCCAAGCAGCCGGAATTGCGCCGACAGCGCCTCAATGGCCCACGGGTATTGGCTCAGGTCAGCTACTACTGTGTTATCCGCCCCCGGCTGTTCAAACCACATATTCAAGTTGTTGGTAGCGCCCCCAATGGCACCATTGGATGCGTGGGCAGACAGCGAGATTACTGCATCCGCAAGCATGTTGAAGCTGTTTTTGATGCTAAAACCAGTTCGCGTCTTTCCCCCTTCAAAATCCAAAATGGTGTGGTTCGGGATATTTATTTGATCATCGAACGTGAACCAGCCAAAAACCTTTAGAACGGGGTATTTTGCGTCAAGGGCTTCTTGAATTTCAGTCTGGTAGTCTGTCGTTACACTGTCCCTGTCATATACTGCAACCGCGCCGTGATGTTGGAGGTAGACAGGGGCAACTGCGGACCAGCCCGGCAAGGCAGATATGGCTGTAGAAGTGCCATCGTAGACATAGCTGATATAGCCAAGGAACTCGTCAATGTATACGCTTGCTACGGTCCCCACGGCAGGTGTCGCAGTCGCATCCCAAGTCGTGAAGGCACTGTAGGAGGCAAAGGCCCGATGTTTGTCTGTTACCCCTTCAACAGTAACACCCGCAAACGTGGGGCTGTCAGTTGTGGCAACACCTTGGTCGAGGGCCTTCACCGCTGCAATGTCGGTCAGTTCGCTGTCCATCAGCGCGCCCGCAGCGGTCACGTTTGCGGTGTCGGTTACGTCAGCTGATGCCTCAATCCCGTCGAGCTTGGTTTTGTCACCATCAACGAAAGCACCTTCGGCGGGCGGTTGCTGTGCGCTGTCGGCCAACGAGCCTTGTGCGGCAGTCGCATAATCGGATGCATTGAATGCTTTGACTTGTGCGAGGTTTGTGACCTCACTCTCCATCAGTGCCCCGCCCGCAGCAATCGAAACACTATCCACGCTCATATAGGTCAGGTCGTTGTAGCTGGTGCTTCCGTCGCCAATCTTCACCAGCAGCGTGTCCGTCTCAATGACGAGTTCCCCGGCTGCATAGGTCGCGTTTTCAGATGTCAGGTTCGCCGCCGTATCGCGGCGCTGCTGCATGATGGCGTTAACGGAAACCATCAGTAATTCCCTTCCCAGACACGCAGCTTAGAAGCCTCACCGCTAATCAGCTTTCGCTTGATCACGTCTTTTGATGCGGTGTCATCCCAGCGCACCCCGGCTTCTTGCAGCCAGTCGGTAATCAGGTTCATGGGGATGCGCGCAACAAGCCGGTTTTCGCCGGTCATCCCGACCCCTGCGCTGCGCATTTCCTGCGCTTGATCAAGAGCGGGCTGATTGTCGAACGTGCGGGCGTGGATCAGCTTGTCGCCGTCAACGAGGAAATTCTCTGCGATTTTCATGGCTGGTCCTCAAAACAAAAAGGCACCCCCGAAGGGATGCCATGTTGTCGCTTGTCGTGTGGTTCAGATCAGGTGACAGCCGCGCTGAACGGAGTCGCCTCGGTGCCGGACGCTTCCGACATGACTGTGACAGCCCAGGTATCCGCCGCAATATCATCACAGACGACGCGCCAGCCCTTGAGGCCACCAGTGGTGGAGCCGTCAAGGGTGATGGTGTCGGACGTCGCCGCTGTGTAGAAGCACGAGGCCCCGGCGGCGTCATTGCCCAGATAGGCCACCCCTGCCATCGTGTCGTCGCCGGTCACCTGAATGACCTGATCGCCGGTTGCGTCAACCGCGCCGATGAACTCGAAGCGGTTGCCGGAGCCGGTCGCGGCAGGAAGGGTTGCGGTGCAGCCAGCGGCGCGGTTCAGAACCACGCGCTGCCCCACATGTGCGTCGTCGGTGATCGAAACAGTCGCATCCGTGACGGTCACAATCCCGTAGTTGTCGAAATATGGAGAAGGCATTTCAAGCCCCTTTCATGTTTTGGAAAAGGGGTGGCCCGAAGGCCACCCGGATCATTAGGACGTGGTGTTGTCGAAGACGCCACCGCTGGCCTTTTCGTTTCTGGAAACGAGGGTCAGTTCGGTGAGAACTTGGCGCTTGTCGCTGTCGCCAGACTTCGCCAGAGGCTCGTTCCGGGTGCCGCGCAGGTTCGCAATGGCCCACATGTCAGACTGCATCACGAAGATGTCACGCGCACGGTTTTCACGGCTCAGCATGAACTCTACGGTTCCCCAAGGGGTCACGTAGACATCCATATGGTTGACAACCTCGTTGGACCCACGCTTCGCGCGAATGGTCGAACGCTGGTTATTGTTGCCGGTGAAGCCAAGGGCGAGATTCATCTGGAAGGCCGACAGATACACGGTGTCGGGCTTGCCGCCGGATTCCCAAACGCTTTGCAGAACTGTGTTCAGACGCGCCTGCGTGAACGCCACGGGCGTGCCGTCATCAGTCCGCGCGTCCGTGCCGTCGCCGGTCGGGTCCGCACCGCTGCTACCGCTTTCAAACTCGGTGTTCGTGGTTAGCCACGCCGGAACACCCGCCATATAGCGCGCGCCGGTGTTGTTGCCCGCGTCCCGCGCCTGATTGGCAAAGAGCGCCTTCTCGATGTCGAGTTTTTGCTCCATTCCGATTTTCGTGATTTCCTTCGCCATTTCACCGGAGCGGCCCGCCTTGTCGAGGGCGGAATCCGTGCCGGAAATGGTGACGGCGTTCTTGAAAATCTGGGTGTAGTTGCCCAAGCGAGTCGTGGTTGCGCGACTGTCCGCTACGGTGTCGTCACCCTCGATGTGGGCGTTAACTGCCGAAGAACGCAGCGCATCGGTCTGCCATTCGTGATAGGTATTCTTCGCCTTGGTCTTAGGAGACTTGCTGTAGAAGGGCGTATCGTCGGGCGATACGTCATAGATCATGTCGGTCATGTCCTCACGGATACCCGTGATGTCATAACTTGCGACGGTGTTGGAAGGTTGTGCCATTGCCGTTTTCCTTTATTCAGGCGCAAGCAGGAGCGCGGCGGCATCGTCAATGCTGCCGGTCTGCTTGAGGCGTGATTTCAGTTTTTTCATGTTGGAGTTGGTGCTCTGCGCCTTGGTCGTGCCGGGTTTCACAACGGGGCGGGCGGGTTTCGCCTTGGCCCTCGCTGCGCGTTCCTGCGCTTCCAGTTCACGCCACTTGCGAGCGTCGTTCAGAACCTTGACGGCGCGCGCATCGGAAATGCCCGCAACCTCTTCTTCGGAAAAACCGTAGTCCGTGCCGACCTTGACCAATGCCCGTTTCGTCGCGTCCGCCTTTTGCGGGTCCGCGAGATCGGGTATTGCCTCGATCAACTGACGCTCTTGCTCCGCGAGGAACTGCGCCCGCCGTTCGCTTTCGGCTTGCTGGTGCTGCTGATACTGTTGCCGCACCGCCGCGCGCTTGGCGTTGAACTCTTGAAGCTGGCGCTCGTATTCCCCCTTTTCCCGCATGTAGCGGAGGGGGTCTTTGTCCAGCATTTCCAAGGCAGGGGCTTGTGGCTCCTGCATCCCGGTTTTCTCGATGTTCTGAATGAGCGAAGCAAGTTTCTGCCGCTCCTGGGTCAACGTCTGCAACTCCGCCTCGGCATTTTGCCGGGTGGCGGCTGCTTCGCGCATCCCCTTTTGGATATGAGACTGCCCCGAATAGGAGCGCTTCAGTTCTTCCAGCGTCACCTGCACTTCTTCGCCGTCCACCTTGACGGTGTGGCGGTCTGCGGGTTGCTCGGAACTGGCGTCTTCTTCGCCTGTCTCGTCATCCTCATCAGCGGGTTCTTCTTCGCCGTCCGCTGCTTCGGCGTCATCCTCTACTTCTTCTTTGGAATCCTCTGCTTCGGTCTGATCTTCATCAGGTGCGTCGTCAGTTTCTTCTATTTCAGGTTCAGGATTGGGGGCCTCCGTCTCTGACGGGGCGAGTAGGCTTTCGGCCAGTTGATCGAAAGACCTCGGTTCACTTGGTTCGGTCGCTTTCACGGTGCCGTTCCTTCTGTATTTCTTCGAACCGGGAGTCCTTCACGGGTGCTTCCAGTGCCGAAGTGATTTTGCTCAATGCACGCAAGATCGCGTGCGCCTCTTCGCGGGTGGCGGTATCGTCCGCTCCGCTTTTCGCAAACGCATCCATCTGCGCTTGACGAACCTCTGCGATGGCGTCCTGAAACGCTTCGCTGTCCAACAATCGTTGATTGCGGGTTGCTTTTTGCTTTGTGTCCATGTGTTACTGCCGGGGTCGCTGCTGCATCGCCTGGATAGTGCCGACCGGCACGGTTTTCCCGGACTGCTTTGCTGCCTCGATCAACAGATCCTGGTCCATCTGGTCGCGTTTGCGGTCGGCCTCCTCGGCCTTCGCCATGGCATCAATCCGCATTTTCTCGCGCTCAAGCTGCGCCTTGGTTTCGGCGTTTGTCTGCGCTTCCATGAGCTTCGCTTGCGCGCGAACCATTTCCGCATCAACCAGCGGGTTACCTTCCTGCTGCCCTTGCTGCGACTGTGCGGCCTGTTGCAATAGCATCTGTTCCCGTTGCGGGTCCATCGGCATGAAATAACGGGCGTCATTCTGAATGCCGCCAAGTTTCAGAAGATCTGCCAGCGTGTTTCTGATTTGCGTCATGGACACCAGCCCGTTTTGAGGCCCGCCGCCCATCTGCCAAAGCATCTGCTGCCATTGCATAGCCTGCATAAGCGTTGCCGCCTTCTGTTCCTGCTGACCGGTGCCAAGGCCTACGTTGACCGTCATATCCATCCGTGGATCCCATGAACCCGGTCGCACCTGCATCGTGGTGCCGTTCACCCTGATCTGATCCATGTCCGAGGCGTGGTTGATGGCGAGCCGCAGGATGATCTGACACAGCCGCGTCATGCCGCCTTCTGCCAAGTTGCGCGCGATGACCTCCGCTTGCCCCTGTGCGGCCTGAATCGTCGCATTAACGCCCGCTGCCGTGGTAGATTGCAGCGCGTCGGGATCCATGCCGGTGCTAGCGCGGGAAACGCCGGTCTTGTTTTCGACCTGCATGTCAAAATACTGCAAGGCGGGCAGGGTCGTGCCTGCGGTAAACGGGGTTTGGAACGCCATCAGGGAATTGCTCGGCGGTCCGTCTGTGCGGATTACTCCGCCCACTTCGTTGTTTAACACATCATCTTGGTCCGCTGTGTTCTTGTCGAACGCCACGCGCGGGACGTTGGTCATTGCAACGTTGTCAATCACGCTGCGCAATAGCGATGTCGCCACGTCCTGGTCCGCCATGATCAGCTCGACCAGCGACTTTCCGAAAAAAGTGTGCGGCTCCGGGTCAACCTCGAAGGACGCAAACGGCACGTCACCCACCGGCTCGCGGCGCAAAATCTTGTAAGACGGGCCACCGCAGATGAAGGAATAAAGGACCGGCTTGCCGGTGCCCTCAATATCCATCCGCATGTAAACCTCGGTTACGAGAACCGGGCGCATGGATACATCGTCCGCGCCGTCCGTATCGCCTGAGTTGTAATTGACCCGCTGTTGCGCTTCCTCGTCGTCGCCCTCGGTTCCAAGGTCGGCCACATCATCTAGGTCGAAGCCCATTTCGACCAGATCGCCAACGCGCCGTTCGGTTGCCTGCCCGCAGACATAAAAGCCGCCGGGTTCCAGCGACACCGCGTCACTGTCGATAAAGAATTCCTCGGGCGGCAGGCTGACCACGCGAATATCGCCGTCCATGTCCGTGACGCTGACTTTCAGGTCATGGGTGCCGTCCTCGTTTTCGGTGTGTTCCACGACCTCCACGTTGTCCTGCGATACCAGCAAGACAAATTCTTCCGTCGAAAGGTTTGAAAAGTCGTGCAACTCGACCCGCTCGGCCTCGTCGTAATATGCCTTTGCAATGCCGGTTTTCTTGACCGCCGCATCAAGAAACACGTCCGAAAACACGCGGTAAAAGTTGTTCTGATCCAGTTTAATATGAACGTATTCTGTCGCGTGTTCCGCGTTCTTGACGCTCTCGTCATTGCGCGGGATGAACTCCACGGCCTTGGTTTGCAGGAACGTCCGCATGATCGATGGCTTGAGCGCTCGGATTGCGTCGCGGCACTTCGTGGCCACGATTTTCGACCGGCCTTCCTCTGCCGCAAAGCTGACGTTGCCATTATAGTAATCCTGCGCCTTGACGCGCTGCGGCTGGATATCCCCGTCGATCCAAGACCGGGCGTCATCCACGGCGGATTTGACCAGGGCTTGAATCTGGTCGTCGTTCATGGGCTTTGCCATAGGCCACCCCTTGTATTAAGTAAAAAAGCCGCCCATATTTGACGGTATGGAAGAAGAAAACTTATTGACCGCAATCCTTGTCGCCGCAGTCCACTTGGCTTTAGTTCTGGCGGCTATAGGATTTATCCTGTTTATCGGTGCGACTATATTTGCGCTCGCGTCCTAGCGCCCGGCTAGAAGCCCGGGAGCTGTCCGCGCGGCAACTGCCGTCGCAAGCGTCGGATCGCTGAGAATGGATTGAACGGTTCTTGATCGCATCATGGCTTGCGCGATTGGCGGAGACGCAGCACCCAATAAGCCACCAATTATTGCGCCGGTTGGTCCTGCCATAGACGCACCACCCGCCGCGCCTGCGGATGCAGCACCAAGTTCGCCAACGTATGGAAGCCTGCGAACGCCGCCAGCCTCAACCGTAGGCAAAGGACGCAACACCTGCCCTGATGCGCGGCTTAGGTCCATCAGGTCGGTCCCGCGACCAAGTGCGTAGTTCTGCCTGCCTTGTGTGCGAATGATGGCCTGATTAAGTGCGGCTGGGGATAGAACGCCGGATTCGCTACCGGCGCGAGTGGCTGCATCACTGATCGCAAGATAGTTCCGCCATTGATCGCGCGCGGCTGCCAGCGCGGCCAGATCATCCTGCCTTCCTGCCGCAGTCAGCGCAGCGTCTGTTGTGTCATCAATCAGTGCGCGAAGATCTATTGCGGCAGTTCGCGTGGCTTCGTCAGAACTTTGAGTCATGCGCCCTAAAGCAGAACGCCAGACGCGCAGGGTGCTAAGATCAATGGGCGCGGCACCCGGTGCCGTCGCCGCCGTGATCTCGCTTGCAATGCCACGCACGCGCGGCACAACCGTTGCCGAAGGAGCCATTTCCATATATTGCGAAACTATGCCGTCTGCCCTTTGCGCCATCTGTGCCGTCGGTCGGATGGAGACGCCGTCAAGGGCGTCGTCCATAACTCGCCCGATTCGCATTGCAGCCGACGATAGCGCATCCGGTGTGGCCACAGTCACGTCGCTACCGATTGACCGCATCGCCGCTGCCGTCACGTCAGATATCTGTCCATCAGACGGCGAAACACGGCCTTCCATCCTGCGCAATAGATTGGACCCTCGCGCTTGTCCTACAGTTGGCTGAACACCCGCATCCTCAAGTAACCCGACAAGACGGCGGCGCTCTGCCGGAATACTGCTGGACGCGGCGGATGATGGGCGTCCCGCGATAGCAGGCCCACCCAAAATTGACGTTCCGATGGCCGCCGCCGCTCGGGCATACGGCTCCACAGATGTGCCCTCGGTTAGTTGTCCAGCAGACTCTGAGGCAACGCCGGGAACAACGCCATAAGCCAATAGCCCGCGCATACCACTCCCGCCAGTGCCGCCCGGCAGAAACTCACCAATCGTTCCGGCGTATTGGCCTGCCGTTGTGTCGCTCCTGTATTCCGTCGCGCCGCCAGTTGCATCGCTCATATACCCGCGCAAGGCAGAACCGGAAAAAGGCGAACCGTTAGGAACACCGGGCACTTCGGGCAAAAGCCCCATGCGCTCAAACGGAATATCCGCAAGGTCGCTTAGGGTGCCGGGAATGCCAGCCAATTCAGCAGTTCCACGCGCAACGCCTGGGAAAAAGGATCTACCCATTTCCTGCACTGACTGACCCAAACGTTCGCCGGGCGTGTCCGCTGCGCCGCTTCCAATCACGTTTTCGTAAATATTTTGGCCTAGACTCCGTTGCGGGGCCTCTACTTGTTGCGGCAACGGTGGCGCGTCTAGGTGCCGTGGTGGCACGGCGGTCCCGGTCTGTGGCGGATCATACTGCGGAACGGCTGGAGCGTCCGGTGCCGTCCTCTCTTGCGCGGCGATATATGCCTGAGCGGTCTCAATATCTGGAAACTCGATGTTCTGACCGTTGTATTCGACAACAACCGTCATTGTATCTGCTCCAATTGGCCAGTTTCTGGATTATATCGAAGCGTTGCAACCCCGCCCATAGCTGGCAAAGCATCAATCGCGCGGCCAGATTCAAGGCGCATTGATCTTATAGAGTTCTCACGATTAACCCGTTTTTGCGCAATCACTTCGGGGCTGTCGCCGGGTTGCGGGAAATACTGCCTGTTACCGCTTTCAAACTCCGACTCGGCAATAACTGCGCCAGACTCACGGCGCAAAACCGCGTTGATGAAATCGCGCCGCGCCTGATCATACATCTGGAATTCGCTATCGACCAGATAATTACCTGCGCCAAATGGCAACAGGTCCGCTTGATTTGACCAAAACTCGGTGCCTTGATCTTCCAGATCTGAGATTATTTCGTGGCTTGCTTGGCTCCGAAGCGCGTAACCTGCCGCGCGGGATTCAAACAAACGCGCATTAAGACCCACAACACCTGCGCCAGTATCGATGTCCAGCGCATCCGATGACGCCTGCCCCGCAAGAGTGTCGTTTCCGGCCCCGCCTGATATCTGCATCTGCGCAGGCATTATCCGTTCAGGCCCACCAAAAGCGCCCTGATCCTGCATCGGGTCATACGGCAGAAACCCTTCCGGCTGCATCGCTTCATTCGGCGAAAGTCCGCCTTGAACACCCTGCATAAAGCGTTGTTGATCTTGCGGCGTCATGTTCCTGAACTGTGCCGCAGCCGCAGACGGCAGGCGCATACCTTGGCCTTGCGGGGCCGGTGCCGCAATACCTGCTTGGGGTAAGCCCTGCGGTGATGCCATGTCCTGCTGTAGCAGCCCCTGCGCGCCGCGAATGCGCGGCAGGGCGTTGGCTTCGTTCGGCAGGCCAATAGGGCCGATTGTCGGGCCGTCAAATGCCTCCTGCCCAAATTGAGGCTGTTGCTCAACATACCGCCCATCCATGCGCTGCAACATGGACATTGCGTCTGCGGCGGTGATCTCGGACCTGTCAACCTTGTCGGCCAAGGCGGTTTGGCCCTGCGCCCGAAGCCATGCGGATGTTTGGTTGCCACTTTTCAATCGCGGTGAAATCGCCATTCTTCAAGCCCCCAATAAGCCAGCGCCGAGCTGCAAGTAGCTCAAAAGGCCTGGATTTGATTTTGTCTTTGTCGTGCTGCCGCCGCCGCTCGGAATCGCCCCAAGGGCTGCCAAAGGCAGGTTCAGCGCGTTCTGCGGCGCATCCGTAAACCCTGCGTATTGTCCACGCCCCGCATCGATAAGCTGTTGTTGCAATGCCTGCTGAAGAAGGCCTTGAGACATTTGGTCATTGTTTAGCTGCCTACCCATACCAAACGCTTGACCGGCCTGACCCGCAAGCTGATTTGCCGCCTGCAACCTCTGTTGGTTGGCCCCCATGCGGCTATTGATGTCAAATATTGCACCCTGTTGCGCATTGTTGAACCCAGCCTGCCTCTGCTGCCCTGCGAATTGCGCCGCCTGATTGGCAAATCCCTCATTGGTCAAGGCTTCCGCCACGCCAAGACGTGACCCGCCAAACGCGCCCGCAGACGTTGCCGCCGCACCGATATCGTTGATCGCCATTTGCCGAGAGCGGTTGATATCGTTCAGCCCAGTATTCACAACCTGATCTGTATAGGGGTTCTGATATGCCCCGATATCAGCCCCTTGCAGTGACCCAGGGTTAAACCCTAGCCCACCTGCCGTTGCTGCACCTGCTGCCCCAAGGCCTTGGGCACTTGCGTCAAAGACGTTTTGTCCACCACCAGCCATTTACTTGCCCCCCCCGCCATTGCCGCCGCCATCACGGGCTTTACCGCCGTTAAACGCGCGGCCAATACCACCCAAGCGCCCGTCGCCATCAATCAAGCCAAGATCAAATTGCGTATCATCGAAAAACCCGCCATTGCCAAAGACGCCGCCATCGCGGAACGGGCCGAACCCACCGCCGCCGGAACCTGCGAATTTACCGCTCCCAGCAGGTTCGTTGTGGTCCTGATTGCCACCCTGCCAATCGGACTCCCGATAAGGGTTGCCGCGATCCGAATATCCAACATTACTGTTGCCAGATCCGAAGCCGCCCGTAGGCGACGTGCCCGTCACCGGATCAATGAACATGCCAGTGATCGCGTCGTATTGGCCCGGTCGCCGGATTTGCAATTCATTCATCGCCGCTTCCAGGATCGGCGCACTGGAATAGCCCTGAACCCCCGGCGCGAACTCCTGCGGCGCTGGCATGTTCGGCATTGCGCCTTGCATTCCGAAGGCCCCCGCCGCGTTCGCCGTATTCTGGAATGCCGCGTTTTGCGCGGGCTGAAATGCCGCCACATCCGGGCCATAATACGGCGTGTATCCGATCTGCGAGATTTCGTCAGCGCGCGCCAGACTGTTCTGCGCCGCGTCCTGAACCCACCCCGGAATTGCAACCGATGTCGTTTGACTTCCGCCCTTGCCGCCGCCACTCATGTGCTTATCTCCATTGATACGTGCTTGGTTACCCAATGCGGCAACGCCCGCGACCAGCCTTTACGGCCCGCGAGGGTTACGGCTTGGCAGCCGTTGGCCCGCGCATATTCCAGCGCCGGGGCCTCCAAATCCTTGATGACCTGCATGTCACCGCCCGCCAGAAACACGTTCAGGACGCGCTTACGGGGGAACTGCACGAACTCCGTTATAGCGCAGCCATTGGGGCGCTCCCAAAGCCTGAAACGCCCCTCAAGAACGCCTTTGGCTATGTCGTCAAAGGTGTGCGTTCCGCCGCTATAGACTAACGCCGCCTCGATCCAAGGACGGCACCGTATCAATTCATCGAACATCATTGGATGGCCGCCAGAAAGCCGCTGATTTCTGCATGTAAGTCCGCAGTGTTCGCGTTTGTTTTCGCCCGCACCCGCACGTCATGGTTCTTGGGGACAATCAAATAAGGCAGCGGGCTAGATGAACTCGGTGACGTTGTGTCAATCACCACAGTGATATCATTCCCGACCGGAACCCAAACGCCGCCGTTAAATACATCCCGCTTTTCAAGCCTGACAAGCACGTATGCAGCAGAGCCGCCACCCTCCCCGACATGCGCCTCAATGCCTGTGACGATCAAGTAATCGGTCGAAGAAATAGACGTTGCACATTTTTGGCTTTGCGCCTCGCCCGCAATTATCATGCACTTAGTCGCCGCTGCCGTGTTCGGAACGCCGGACGTTATGCCTGCCGTATTATCGTATACCGAGATATTGCCTGCCGCTGCCGCCTGCGGGCTGTCAAACGTGCCGCTGGCCGCGATAAACATGCGGTTAGCGCGGGCCAGAGGCGTTGTTAGCGTTACCTCTGTTTGTCCGGTTAGCGTGGCGTCCTGAGAAACGAACGTCAGGTTGCCACTGCCATCAATCGTGTGCCCCTCGATGGTGATTGTCTGCGTATCGCTGCCGCTGCTGGAAACCACGCTGTCAATGATGTTGGTTGACACATACGTTTCGTTTGCCGTGGTGCCTTGAAATTGCGCGACCGTCTCGAATGACGTTCCAACGGTCTCGTTTGCACCGAATTTGTGCAGGCTTTTCTTTTTTGCCGTGACAGACACAGTATCGCCATACGTGTCCAGAATCTCGGCCTCGGCCATCTGCACGTTGAAGTCATTGGGCACCAGTGCGCCTCCTATGATAGCGACCTGCAAAGCCCCGGACGTGTCAACGTAAACCTCATACCGAATGCCGTTATCATCCGTCAGGATAAGCCGCTCGTCGTTGCCGCCTACCTCGATATCTTGCCCGCGCTTGTGGTTTTGCGTGTCCGCCAGTTCAAGCGTTCTGTTGCGCTCAAGTTCTTGCGCTCGGTTGTAACTCGGTGCCGGGTTTTGCAGCCTCATCGCCGCCCCCCCCGCCGCGCCTCAAGCCGTGGAATGCCCCACCGCCAAGAAACCCCCTCAGCCCCCGTTACGCGCATCCTGACTTGCCGCCCCGTGAACCGCACGTCAGTTGGCGTAGCCATGCTATAGCTGCCATATTCGCGCTCTGTATCGTTGGGGTGAAAGCGCGTCTTGAACTTCACGCTGCATTCGCCCTGCGTCTTTTCATCCGGGATAAGCGATGTTGCCACGACAACCCCGTCACCATTCCCGAAACTGATAGGCCCGCTTTCCGCAAACACGTCCCCGCTATCGTAAAGGTTTCCGATTTCGTGGTTATATATTTCACCCGTAGGCGCGACCCAAACAGGTGCCGCAAAGACGCCACGATCAACACCAGCGCTGCGCGCCATGCTGCCGATCATCCAAACGCCCGTTTGCCAGTTGTAAGCGACATAACTGTCACACTCGTTTGATTCCGTGGACGGGTAGAACCACCAGACCTCACTATACTGCGCATTGTTGACTGCGTAGACCTTGCCGCCTTGCGACGTGTTCAGGTTGGTGAACACATAGTCAGCAACTTCGCTTGGGATTTCCTCAACCCCACCACCGAAGAACCGATAAAACGACCGCCGCCCCATCCAATAAGCGCCACCATCCACAGGAACCGCCGCTTTCGGTCCAAGAACGCCGCAACTCTCGCCCACGCGCTCAAAGCTGTAAACGAATGGCGGGCCGACATAGGTCATCGTGTGCGCGTCCAGCGTAGACAGCAGAAGAGATTGCCCACGACAGCGAATGCCCTTCTTTAATTCCCCCGCGCTTTTCAGCTCAAAATCGCCCGCCTCGTTTGTTGCCGCCGCCGTCCATGTGGTGTTGTCTTCGCGGTCTGACCATTGGACCTTGCGCGGATCACCACCAGCGCCAAGCGCCACCAGGAACCGCTCGTCCGTTACGAACGCGCCGCTAACGCTGGTTGGTGCATTGCTGATAGCCGTTGGCAACACGCCCGCGTCAAGCGTCCATTCGTATATCACGCCATCGTCAGCCGTCGCCGCAATGAGATATTCGCCCCAAGTATCCAAAGACCACGTGGTGGGATCGGACAGCGACCCCGTGTCCGCGCGCTGCGTCCCGTAAGCCCCCGCGCCATAAAAGCCACCGCCATAACCAAGATTGGCCGAAGCATCCGCGCTGCCAGATGTAAAGCCCGCAGGCGTAATGTCAGAAAGCGTCCCCGATGCCGAAAGAACGTAAAGGTTGCTGTATGTTCCAAACGCGATACGCCGATCCGCGCTATTGTCAGACCACGCCAGCGCGCCACGACAAGCCGCTCCGAGCGTTGAAGCTGTCCGAGCAACCCATCCGCCAATTGGCTGCATGGTGCCATCCGTCCATCGCACAAGCGAAGCATCGCGCCAACGCCCTGCGCTCTGGTATTCAGTGCCCCCGCGCTTCACGCCCGGCGGAATATCCAGCGGAATAAGCATTAGCCTATCACAGTTACATGAATAACGTCATGGTCGTAAGCGGTTGGAACGCCAGACTCCGATGCGTTTGCCATAACAAGGATTTGCGCCGAGCCACTCGCTTGCGTGCCGACATGGCCGAAAACCGATCTGTTATTAGACCGCTTGCCTACCGTGACCTGGACAACATAATCCGTAGACCCAATCGCCGTGCTGAAATTCAGCGTATAATCACCCGTTCCATTATCTGTGATCGACGCGATATTATAGCTGGACGAAGCGGCAGGGGTGCCGGTTCCGTTGAAAACAGCCCAAGCAAGAACGCGCGCGCCAGTAAGGCCGTCAACATAAGCCTTCACACTCTGCTGCGTTGGCACCGCCGCCGCACTATCGGACGCCATGTCGTCTTCATCCAGAACGTCCGGGCCGTCCACGATGTCCCCGTCAACATTCCACTGCACAAGGTTTCCATCGGTGCCAGCCGTGCCAGTGACAATCGTTAGATCGGCCCCCGAAACGGCCATCAGGCCGTCCAGAAGGTTCAACTCGGCAGCCGTGGATGTCAGCGTGTTGTAGTCGGTCAGCGTCCACGTCACGCCGTCCAGCAGGTTCAATTCCCCCGCGCTGCTAGTGACACCATCAAGGATATTCAACTCGGCAGCGGTGCTTGTCACACCGTCGAGGATGTTCAGTTCCGCCGCCGTGCTGGTTACAGCCACGCCGC